TGGATTTACTGCTGATGCTGGATTAACTGGTAGAAAACTTGCAGTAGATAATTATGGACCGAGAGTTCCACTTGGTGGTGGAGCATTTAGTGGTAAGGATTCTACTAAGGTTGATAGAAGTGCAGCTTATATGGGAAGAAGAATAGCAGTAGATATATTAGAACAAAGACCAGAGGTACAAGAAGTAATGGTTCAACTTGCTTATGCAATTGGATATGACCAACCTCTACAAGCAACTGCTATCGTTGATGGAGAACACGAATTTATCAAGGGATATGATTTATCCCCTAAAGGAATAATTGATTTCTTAGAACTAAGAAAACCAATATTTGGAGAAACCGCAGGGTTTGGACACATGGGTGCAGGATTTAAATGGAAATAAATTAGGAATTATAAAATAATTTTCGTATATTTGTATAACAAATAGATTACAATGAGTAAAAAATATAAAGTAATATTAATTAGTGGTGGATTTGACCCTGTACATAAAGGTCATATCGAATGTATCCAAAATGCTAAGAAGTTAGCAGATGAAGTTTGGATAGGACTTAACAACGATAGTTGGTTAAGAAGAAAAAAAGGTAAATCTTTTATGAAAGAAGGAGAACGAAAGTTTATAATGGAATCACTAAGAGATGTAGATTATGTTTATGTAATGAATCCACTTATACATGGAGATGATACAGCAATTGATTTTATTGACCATGCAAGAAAAAAGTTTGTAAATCAAAATGGTGATTTACCAAAAGGTGTAATGGCATTTGGTAATGGTGGAGATAGAACAGAAACAACTACACCAGAGAATGATGTATGTAATTCATACGGAATAGAATCAGTATGGGGATTGGGTAAGAAGATTCAATCATCATCTTGGTTATTAGAAAAATATTTAAATATAGCAGAATAAAATGAACATAGAACAATTAGTAAACGATTACCCCAATGATATGGAGCTTGGAAAAAAAGTAAGAGAACTATATCGCGAGGGAAGAAAATTCCAAGATAAACTTTCTGAAAAAATGAAAGATGCAAAAATATTTGAATCACCTGATGGTGGTAGAACAATCTACGTTAGAGGTTGGGGAGAACCAACATCAAATAGAAAATTATCAACAACCCAATTAAATATATTTGATGAAACTAATTAAAGACCCAAATAAATTAAAATCAGTAATTACCCCATCTACTTTTACTAAAGAAGAAATTGATAAAGTATCAAAAGTTTTATCAACAGAACTTGAAAAACATGGCGGATTAGGATTATCTGCAAACCAAATAGGTTTAACAGATAGAGTATGTATAGTAAATGTAAAAGAACCATTGATATTGGTTAATCCAAGAGTTACAGAAGCTTCAAAAGAAACAGTTGTATATCTTGAGCAATGTTTATCATTAGATAAAACAATGAAAAAACCTGTGCAAACATTAAGACATAAATCATTTACAGTAGAATGTGATAATTTAGGAACAGTTATATTTTCATCTGATAAAAAAGAAGGAGAAACTTGGAAAGATTCAGAAGAATTTTATTCTGATGAAGGATTATTAGAATGTGTATGTGCTCAACACGAAATAGACCATCTTAATGGAATTCTTATAACAGATTCTTCAAGAAGATATACTACAACAGTACGAAGAGAAAAAAAGTATGGTAGAAACGAAAGAGTAATGGTAAAATTACCAGATGGTTCTACTGAATTTATGAAATACAAAAAGGCAGAACCACTACTTTTAGTTGGTTGTGAAATCTTATAATTTAATTTAAAAATGGGTAAACTTATATTTACATATACAGACAAAGACTTTATAGAACTCAATAGAGAAGCAAGTAGAATTGAATTAGATGTGCCAGATGATATGGATATTAACGAATATAAAGTTGTTTGTATTCGATTGGCTACAGCAATGGGTTATAGTAGTACCACTATAAAAAAATCATTTGGTGATTTAGTTTATGGGGGAGAAGATAAAAACGAACTAAAGGAATTACTAAATGAACTCAACATCAAAGACAACAATAAAAAAACTAAAAAGTAAATTACTTACTCAAAGTTTAGTGACTCAGAGTTTAATGGATTTACTAATAGAAAAAAAGATTTTTACTAGAGAAGAAATATTAGATAAAATTGATTTTAATATGGAACTATGGGAAGAAGTAGTTGCAGAAAATAAAGAAAGAATTACTGATGCTGATGTCAATGCATTAAATGAAATATTAGAAACAGATATATTAGAAGAATCTGAACTTGGAGAAGATGTTTTTAGTGGGTTATATTACGGACCAATGGGAGAGTGTTAAAAAAACTCTTTAAAAATTAGGATATATCGAATTTTTTTCGTATATTTACATAGTAAATCAAGGAGAAGTATCTATGAAAAAACAAATATTAACAGTAATCATATCAATGATTGCAACAATTAGTTTAGTTGGATTCACAAAACATTATATAAAACCTAAAATAAAAATAGTTACTGAATTGGAAAGTAAACCAATTCAACCTATTGAAATAAAACTAGAACCTGTATCTATTGAAATTAATGAAACTGAAATGTTTCTAAATGCAGTAGGAATGAGGGAATCATCAAACAGATATACAGTTGTAAACAAATGGGGTTACATGGGAAAATATCAGTTTGGTAAAAGAACTTTAAAGAATCTTGGATATGATGTATCGAGAAAAGAATTCTTAAATTCACCACACTTACAAGAAATGGCAATGTTAGATTTACTTTTACACAATAAAAAGATTTTACAATCTTACATTGATATACATGAGGGTGAAGTAATCCATGGAACAGAAATAACTGAAAGTGGAATTTTAGCAGCTGCACATCTTGCAGGACCTGGTAATGTAAAAAGATACTTTAAAAAAGGAAAACAATTTAAAGATGGTAATGGTACAAAACTTACTTCGTATCTAACCAACTTTAGTGGATATGCATTAAATTTAAAATAACATGATAGAACTACTTACTACCTATAATATTGTTATAGGAGTTTCTGTAATACTCAATATTATTTTGTTAATAGGTGTTAGAAACTTATTAAAACAAAATGAACAACTTGAAGATAGATTAATTAATACAATCAACTCTACAAGAAATAAAGTATCAGATGCTCTTGATAATATGAGAAAAATAGATAAACGAGAGGCTTTTGAAAAAGATGATGAAGTTGGAATAACTTTTGATGAAATCAAAAAAATAGTAAATACCCTCAATAACGAAATATAATATGCCAAAACCTAGAAGAAAAAAATCCAAGATATATTTTGGAACACCTGCACAAGAAGCAATAATAGAATATAATAACTGTGATGATTCGACTGTAAGGTCTAAAATTTATGAGGAACGAATCAAATATCCATTTGAAAAACTTGCAGAAAATGTTATGAATACATTCAAGTTTACTTATTTCGATGTACCGAAAATAGATGTACAAACAGAAGTTGTATCTATTATGGTACAAAAGATGCATATGTTTCAAGAAGGTAAGGGTAGAGCATTTTCTTATTTCACCATTATTGCAAAGAATCATTTAATTTTAAAAAATAATGGTAACTTTAAAAGGTGGAAACAAAACAATCTCCTTTCTCAAATGCCACTAACATGGAACCCTGAAAATGATTTTGTTAAAGAACAACGAGATAGTGAGTTCAATGAATTTAAAAACATAATGTTAAAATATTGGGATGAAAACTTAAACTTTGTTTTTACTAAAAAAAGAGATTTACAAATTGCAGATTCTATACTTGAATTATTTAGAAGAAGTGAGCATATAGAAAATTTTAATAAAAAACATTTATATTTACTTATCAGAGAAATGACAGATTGTAAAACTCATTATATTACTAAGGTTGTAAATGTAATGAAAAAACATCAAAAGAAATTATTAAATGATTTTTTAGAACATGGTGAAATTATCAACAAACCAAAACCTAGATTTTGGGAAGATGAAGAAGATAAAAAGAATGATACGAATCCATATATAGATAATGAATATTTGTAAAAATGAGTAACGGTTATATTTTAGGAATAAGTTGTGGTTATCATGATAGTGCAGCTGCATTAATTAAAGATGGAAATGTTTTGGGTGCATGTGAAGAAGAAAGATTCACTGGTATCAAACATGATTCTAGATTTCCAATTAATACTATAAAGTGGTTAATGAAAACATACAAAGTAACACCAGATACTTTAAACGCTATCTGTTTTTACGAAAACCCACAAAATAAATTAGATAGAATAAAAGTAAGTACCGAAAAAAAACCTAAAAAATGGTATGAGTTTTTAAATAAAAAAAATAGTATTTTAATTAAAAATCAAGAGGCTTATAAAATTCTTCAAGAACAATTAAAAACTCTTTGTGGTAAAAATACAAAAATACATTATACTGACCACCACCAATCACATTTAGCATATTCATATTACACTTCAAACTTTAACGAATCTGCAATCCTTTCAGTTGATGGTGTAGGTGAGTGGGAAACAACTGTTTTAGGAATAGGAACTGAAAATAAAATAAAAAAATTAAATAGTGTAAATTTTCCTCATTCCCTTGGAATGTTATATTCAACATTTACTGCCTTTCTTGGGTTTAAACCAAACGAGGGTGAGTATAAAGTAATGGGTTTAGCACCATATGGTAAACCTGAAAAGTATAATAAATTATTTAAGGAATTATATACAGAAAAAGAAGATGGTACTTTTGAATTAAAAATGGAGTACTTTACATACGAGTATTCTAATACACATATGTTTAATGAAAAGTTAGGAAAATTATTTGAATTTCCAAACAGATTACCAGAAGAGCCATTAGAACAACATCACAAGGATTTAGCAGCATCATTACAATACAATTACGAAAAACTATTTTTTAGATTATTGAATGAATTACATGATAAAACAAAATCTGACAACTTATGTTTGAGTGGTGGGTGTGCTTATAATGGAACTGCAAATGGTAAGATATTAAAAAGAACAAACTTTAAAAATCTATACATCCCACCTGCTCCATCAGATGCTGGTTCTGCTATTGGATGTGGACTTGATTATTACTATAAATCAAAAGATAATGTAAGAATAAAAAATTCAAACCCATATCTTGGTCCAATGTATTCAAAAGATGAAATTTTTGAAACAACAGAAAAATATAAAGATAAAATTTGGGTAGAAACAAAACTTTATGAACAAATTATTGATATTGTTGCTGAAGAAATTAAAGATGGTAATGTTATAGGATGGTTTCAAGGTAGGATGGAGTTTGGTGCACGTGCATTAGGTAATCGTTCTATCTTAGCAAATCCAAGAGACCCTCAAATGAAATCTCGTTTAAATAAGATGATTAAAAAAAGAGAAGGGTTTAGACCTTTTGCTCCAATTGTAAAAGAATCTTCTTCAACCAGTTATTTTAATTACGAAGATACTGTACCTTATATGAATCAGGTAGTAAAGGTAAAAAGCCATCATGCAAAAAACTTACCAGCAATAACACATATTGATAATTCAGCTAGAATACAAACTCTAAATAAAAATCAACATAGACATATGTTTTCTTTGTTAGAAAAATTAGAAACAATAAATGATTACCCTATTGTTATAAACACTTCATTTAATTTAAAAGACCAAACAATGGTTCTTACACCCGAGGATGCAATTAAAACTTTCTTAAATTGTGAAATGGATATTCTTATACTTCATAACCTTATAATTAAAAAAAAGATACTTTAGTTAATTTTTTCTCTACTTATCTTAAAGAACCCTTGTCGTATAATAAAGAGGCTAGGAATAGAAACCCAACGAATTTCGGTTGGGTTTTTTTGTACATAAATATATAAACCCCAAATACACTTCGTTAATTAGGTATAGAATATATATTCTAATTTTTTTGTTTATATATACCATAGTTATTTAGTGGATATCCCTTAGTTTTGTAAGATGGAACAGTTATTCACATTTAATTAAAACAAAAGGAAAAACAATATGGAATTTTTGAAAAAAATAGGCTCTTGGGCTGATGAATTGACAAAGATTGGTATTAGCATAATCGCCTTAGGAGTAGTATTTGAAGTATTATTCAAAGGTGCAGACATCCCTTTCTGGCCAGAAGTATCAGTAGTTGATAACATTATGGCTATTTTAGGAAGTTTGAGTGCTGAAGGTCTGTTAGGACTTGTAGGTGCTTTTGTACTTTATCACATTATTAAGAAGTAAGGATTAGAAGTAATTCTAACAACGCGTTTATGATTAAACCTCACACTAAAAGTGAGGTTTTTTCGTTTACTATATTTATATACAACTAATATGGTATAATCATGAGTACAGATTTTGAATTATTTCCTGGTAAGAACCTTAGTGGATTGTTTAAAGATATCTATGAGAATCAACAAAACAAGAAACAAAGAATTTCTGAGCTAATTGCTGAAATGAAAACAGTAATTAGACATGCAGGGGATATGGCAGTAATTGGGCCAATCATAAAAGATTTAGTTGATACATCAGTTAAGAATGATGATTCACTAATCAAGATGGCAGCAATTGCACAAAGAATTATTGGAGCATCACAAAAAGCAGAAGGGGATAGTGGATTTCTTTCTGATGATGAAAAAGAACAATTACTAAAACAATTGGATGAAACTATTTCACAAGTAGCAGATGAACAAGATATAAAAGTTGATGAACTTACTAATGAAGTAGAAGAATTAAAACAAAAGGTAAGTAATGCGTAGAGGAGCAGTTGCAGCATCGGCAAAAAGTAATTTAAGTGGCAGAGCTCCAAATGAATCTGCATCGTCTACTGGTTTAGTGATGGATGTAGTTTACAATGAAACGCACCCAAAGATAGTAGAACTTCAAAAAGAACTTCAAAAAGAAGGAGTTGACCCACGCACCGTAAATTTTTTATATTACGCAAAAATTAGAAAAGAAAGTGATACCACATCATCACCAACGAGTGGTCAATGGGTTCCACCACATAGTTATAATGATTTAGATTTACCAGTAAAAAATGAACGAGTTCAATTAATAAAAATACAAGGTAGAGAATGTTATAAACGTATTGCATCATTTAATTTAAATTTACCAAACTTTGACCCAAATGCAATATTGGTAAACAATCCAGTCACTCACAAAGATGATTCTGACCAATCAACAAAATATAAAGAAGTATCTTCCACAGGTACCCCAACCTCTGATAAAGCAAGTTCAGAAGAACAACGACCAAAAAATGAGTTCATAAAACCAGAACAAATAAATCCACTAAAAGCATTTGAGGGTGATAAATTAATACAATCAAGATTTGGTCAATCAATACGATTTAGTGGTTACTACAATGAGACAGAAGAGTTTTCACCAACTATAATAATTAGAAATAGACAGGCAACTCCAGCGGATTTAAATGAAAAAACCCCAACACTAGAAGATTTTAAAGAAGATGGTTCTATAATTGCATTATCAAGTAATGAACAGAAATTACCTTATTCAAAAGATTTTCTAAATGCACAAGTAAGTGCTTTTGGTGGAGGATATACCGAGGGTGGTGAGTTCGAAGAAAATACATATCCTGCAGAACTTGTGGGTGGTAACATTTTAATTAAAAGTTCAAGAATAACACTTGCATCACAAGAGGGAGAAATGATATTTTTATCTAAAGGAAATTATGGATTTATTTCTGATGGCTTATTTACTATTGATAATTTTAATCCTAATGCTGAAGAATCTGATAAGGGTTTAGGTGGTGCACTTTTAAATTTTGGTGGAGATGTGATTGTAAAGAGTAATGGAGATGATATAAAATTATTAGGAGATGAGGGTGGTTTGATTTATCTTAATACACTAAATCAAGAAGAACCAATCGTTAAAGGAAATACATTAAAGGATTTATTAACAGAATTAATTGATTTAATTAATAATCAAATTTTTTCTACTCCAGCAGGTCCAACCGCATTAGGACCAAATAATAGAACAGATTTTCAAAATTTAAGTGATAGGTTAGAAACATTCTTATCTGAAAAAAACTATACAGAATAACCAATGTCGTTCCAAGTATTCAAAACAAATATGAGTTTATGGATGCAAACACCAGATAAACTAGCTACTGGTAATGCAGAATCATATCAAGATTTCGCGGATAAATTAACCGCAGAATATGATATTGCCGTAAAAAGTGGTTACCAAACAATTAATTTGGTTAGGGTAAGTAAAGGTAATACCGAATTAATGAAATCATTAATAACTATTGCGTGTTTAACTGCATTAAATAAACAAGAGGGTAAACATAACTTTATAGATGAAATTGGAAAAGCCGTATTAGGTTATTGGACAGGGTGTCAACTAACATCAGGTATACCACCACTACTTCCTGCATTTGGAGCAATAAGAAATATATCAACAATATACGCGTTTTGTAGTTCACCTGGTACTTGGACACCAACTGGTTTAAACGAACCAACTGATGATAGTGATATATTTTTAGATAATCTTATAAGTGCTATGTTAATACATTTAACAAGTTTAAATTTTATTTATTTTACATTATCAATATATCCAGGTCCTGTAACACCACCTGCACCTGGTTTTTTATTTTCACAAGGTTATACAATTTCACCTTCAACCAAATCACCTGTGAATTTAATACAAATAGTTGAGGAAATAATAAACACACAAGTTACCGATACATCAGATACCTTAACTGAAAAAGAAATTACATTATATAAACAAGAAAAGGAAAGTGCACAAACTATTATTAATGATGATGCACAACCAGAACAAGCAAAACAAGTTGCAGAAGAATTTACTAAAAGAGTAACACAATTAATATCAACAAAAGCACATGATTCTACTCCTGTTTATTTGTCCGAAGAAGAACTTAAACAAATTGATGCACTACAACCAGATGAGTTTAAATGTGAAAGTGGAAGAAGGGTTGTAGAAATTGCAAGAGGTGATATTGGAATATGTGAATATAAAAACAGAAACTATGGTGGGTTTGGCCCAGGAGAACAAAGAAATGCCTCTGGTAGAATTGATGAAATGGTAAACACGACTGGATTAGATAATGAAGGAAATGTACAAAGAACAGGTAAAGGATATTTTTGGTGTGCAGGAGCAACAAGTCAATGGTGGAAAGATGCGGGATTATCATTACCTACTTATAATTCAACAGGTGGTCCTGCCTTATGTAATCGTTGGTTAGAGTGGGGTAGAGAAAACGGTTATTTTTCTTCAATACCAAAAGAGGGTGCTGCTATTTTATATAGAGGTGGACGAAAGCCAGGAGCTGTTCACATTGGTATTGTAGAAAGTATTATTCCAGGTATTGGTGTTGGAACCATAGAAGGAAACACAAGTGGTGGTGCAGCTTTTGCTGATAATGGGGGTGGATGTTATCGAAAAGTAGCCAAATGGAGTAAAGGAAATATTATAGGTTTTGTAAATCCACCCGATTGCGTATAACCATAAAATTAATACTAATATATTTATATTCAGACAAACACAATTTAAAATGAACAACAAACAATTAATAAAAGTAATAAAGACTCTTGTTGAGGTAGAAACTGCCAAACAACAAGAACGTTTTTTATCGAAAACTTTTCCAAAGATATTGGCAGAGGAAGTAAATAAAAGATTAGCAGAGATGAAGGGAGGTGTAGTCAGCGTTCCCTCTCCGCAAGTAGTTGTAGAGAATGTGATAGACCCATTTGAACAAGCAGAACTTGCACTTGAGGAACAAAGACAAGCACCAACAAAAAAACTTTCAAACAATCCAATATTGAATGAGGTTTTAAATAATACAAAACCCTTTTCAAAGGCACAGAGAAGTTCAACACCAGGTGGAGGTAAATCAGTATTAGATAATCTACCACAACAACAACCAATTCAAGAGAGTATGGATAAAACTGTTGAGTTTACTTCTCAAGGAGCTGGAGCTGGAGTTGGAGGATTGAGAACTCAGATGGCTCATAAAATGGGATATGGTGAGGTTACAACAAGACAAAATAAAACAGGTCTTGGAGTACAAACAGGATTACCTGGTCTTGATAAAATATTAAATAGAGATAATTCTGAACTTGTAAAAAAGTTTAAAACTAGATAGGGAGTAAACAATGGCTTATATTCTTGATAAAAAAGTAGTAACCGATACTGAGGAGTTTTCAAATCAGGCATATGGTATCACCTTACCAGTACAACGAGGTAATACTGGTTATTTTTCTCAAGCGTTTAGTTCATTCGAGCAGGCAAAAAGTAATTTAAGAAATTTACTTTTAACAAGAAAGGGAGAAAGAATATTTCAACCAAATTTTGGTTCTGGTATTCATGAGTTATTATTTGAACAATCAACTAATGACCTTGAATCAAGATTACAAGAAAATATAACAGATAGTGTAAACTTTTGGTTACCATATATAAACATAGATACCATAGATGTAAATATGACTGATGAAATGAAAGATAGATATACTGCAGAAATGAAAGTACAATTTACAGTTGGTAATGTATATGAACCACAAGAAATAACATTTTTAGTTGAGGGATAATAAAACATGGCATTAAATAGTATAAATAGAAATCCAAATAGTGGTAGAGATATTAAGTATCTTAATAAAGATTTTTCTCAATTTAGACAAAATCTAATTGAGTACGCAAAAACTTATTTCCCAACAACCTATTCAGATTTTAATGAAGCATCACCTGGAATGATGTTTATAGAAATGGCATCATATCTTGGAGATGTACTTTCATATTATACAGATGATACTTTAAAAGAATCGTTAATAACAACAGCAGAAGATAGAGAGAACATAATTGCACTGGCCGAGTACTTGGGTTATAAACCAAAAGTAACCTCTCCAGCGATTGTTAAATTGAGTGTATATCAAACAGTTCCAGTCATTGGTGCAGGTACAACCGAAGTTAGACCCGATGATAGATATTATTTAAGAATACCAGAAGGAATGACAGTAACTGCCACAACTCAAGGACAACAATTTAGAAGTACTGAAATGGTAGATTTTGCATCTGAGGATGATAGAGAAGTTTCAATTTATAGAACGGATGATGATGGAGAACCAACTCTTTATTTAATTAAAAAATATGTAAATGCAATATCAGGTCAATTGGTAAGTGTAACTCATAATTTTGGTTCATCTCCTTCTCAATTTTCTAAAATACCTTTAGTTGAAAATAATATAATAGATATTGTAGATGTAAGAGATTCCAATGGAAATAAATGGTATCATGTTCCTTACCTAGCACAAGAAATGGTTTTTTCTGACTACGCAACAAGTGATACAACAGATAAAGAGTTAGCACAATTTAAAGAATCGGTACCAAGTATTTTAAAAACTTTAAAAACAACGAGAAGATTTACAACAAAAGTAAATGCAGATAATACAACAACTCTTGTATTTGGTGCAGGAAACTCAACTTCATCAGATGAGCAATTAATTCCAAACTTTAAAAATGTTGGTTTAGGATTAAAATCTTCAATTGATAATTTAGGTGCATCTTTTG